CGCTTAAAGTCATAATGAGCGCCGTTGATTACCTGCTCAAGTTCGCCCGATTCTTCTCGTACCTTCTCTGCCCATATAAAAGCCCCACCCTCAACTAGAGATTCATAGATGACCTCGAGGATGCGCGGTCTGTCCTCATAGGGCAAGAACTGAAGTGTGAAGTTCGAAATGATTAAACTGGACTTACCGAATCCATTGAAAGCGCGTAGGTCTTTGCGGACATAGATAGTTTCATCATGGGACTCAGGCAATAAGTTATCGGCTATATCGATACCGACTTTCTTACCACGGTGAGGAAGTCTCTCTAACAGCGTTCCAGTTGAACAGCCAAGGTCAATCACCTGAGTATCTTCAGTCATGAAGTATGTACTCAAGTCACAGATTGCCTCAGTTAGTGTGTGATAGTTTGGAATTGATTGCGCGATGTGTTCATCAAAGTTCTCAATCGTCTCGAATGAGAATGGCTCAGTAGAACTCATGAAGCCTTCTACCAATCGCTTCCACGACTGGGATAGTGATTGTCCGTCCGCACCGTTCGTATCTTTCGGAATCTGAAACTCGTCGTCCATCGTGATAAAACTCCGTCCATCCATCGGGTAATCCTTGAAGGCGCTCGCACTCCAAGGGAGTTAGTTTTCTAATCGCAAAGCCGTCCTCATCCCCAATTTGAACTCCGTGGCGGTCTTGCGCTGTTATCGTGTACATCGGGTCGCCATCATCTTTAATGAGTAGCCCGTTTGGTGATTTGTTTACTCTTGCTACATCAAGAACTGGTCTAACAAATGGCACATTGTTTCCACCTGTTCCCATGTGAGCCAATAGTGTTGGAGCCACATTCTCAAAAGTTCTAAACGAATTCTCTCTACGAATGAACTGCTCCACTACATACTGTCGAGAGTTTCCTCCTTTGTAGTAGTGAGCGTCGAGGGTCGGAGAAATGTCGGAGAAAAGCCCCTGCCTTCCTTCTCGTTCTTCCGAGTTCGCGCCATCATTGCTTCTACCTGTTGCTCCGATAGGAAATACTTTGGGTCGGGGTTTTCCTCTAAGATGTCCGATAAGGAATACCCTTTCTCGGTGTTGCGGGACTCCGAAATTTTGGCTGTCAAGCAATTCCCATTGACAGTCATACCCCAAGCCATCCAAGACTTCGAGGATGATTTCGAAGGTTCTTCCTCCATCGTGGTTGAGGAGTCCTTTGACATTCTCAAAGAGGAGATACGGTATGGATTTTTCGTGAGCGAGTCTAAACATTTCAAAAGCGAGTGTCCCGCGGGTGTCATCCAAGGAGAAGCCAGTTCGCTTTCCTGCAACTGAAAAAGTCGCACAAGGGAATCCTCCAACGAGGAGGTCGGCATCAGGAATGTCTCCAGCGGAAACATCTCTAATATCTCGTCCGTCAGGTTGTTCTCCGAAATTTCGGGCATAAATACTCCTCGGTCTCTCTAGCCATTCATTAGCCCAAACGCACTCATGACCTGTTCTTTCAAGTCCAAGTCGAAATGCGCCGATACCAGCAAAAAGTTCAATGAACTCCATTAGGCAAGCGGTTTCGCTGGTCGTCCTCGTCTACGAATCAAGTTGCCTTCAGCATCGTACTCAGGTACTCGGTCAATATCGTTGCGGATAATTTTGTAAATCAACTGCTCTGATACACCCATTGCTTCAGCAATCTCTCGGTAGGTGATGCGTTGTTTGCGTAGTCGAAGAATCAACTGCTTACGACGCTTACCTAAATCTTGAATCTGCGATTGATGTGTTCTAATCGCATCGGTCAAAAGTTTGACCTCATCAAGTCCTTTGCCGTCTAACTCCGTTGCTTCCATTACTGTACTCATATCGCTTCTCCTTCTTCGAACAGGCGTTCGACAGCATCATCAAATCTAACTTTCTTATGAATCTGATTCGCCGTTGCGACAAACTCCAATTCAATTTTTAGCATCGCTTTTTTGTAAGCGATTAGCATAGCAATATAAAACGGTAGTATGAAAAAACCAGCAATGGATAAACCAACTGCTGTCCATATCAAATCCCAATTCATATCGTCCTCTCTTTCTTTGCTCCTCGAATATAAATCACTAACGAATTTCTATCGTTCTTTGGCGGTAAAAAAATCAATGAGCGAACATATTGCGGAGAATCGTCAGGAAGAACTCCCGCATCAATTATTCCGTCAATCGCCGCTTTGACTGATGGATTACAAGCACCTACATCTTGAAGCCTCCCACCTTTTTGGTGAGGTTCAACTGTGACGCTAATCCACGCCATAGGGGGTATCTTCTCATATTTAGCCAATAGTTGAAAAGCCGAGCGCCACTCTTTTGTGATTTTCGCTCTTTCCCATCTGTTGCCCGAGCGCTCCGCATTGGTCGTGTAAGGGCGCTGTGCCAACTCAAGTCGATAGATGAGTTGTTCAGCGTCGTCTGCGTAGCAAAGGCAATCCATAGACTAAACATGAGGTACACCTTGAGTTGTGTCAAGTTGTCTTTTCTGACAATCGTTGTCGATGTACCACCAAATCGCATTGTTATCCTGAAAAGGAATCTCATGAGCAGACTCAACTTTTTGAATCAGGTAGCCCAACTCCCTTGCTTTGTCTCGATTGGATTCAACCCAACCGTGACAACCTGAAGTCCCTGACCCGCATAAAACAATAAGATTCGCTGGTTTATGTAAGTCCTCGTTGCGACTGCCGCCCATCATTCGAGGGCGTCTATGATGAACTGAGACTGGAAATCCTAGGAAGTCTCGTCCACATCTTTCGCACTTGTAGAAGGCTCGGGCGAGAACTGCGAATCGAGTCTCATCATCAACTCTAAGTTTAGGCTTTGCCATTGGAGTCTTTCATCCGCGATGGCGTCCAAGCAAGCAGGGCATACTTTTGCGCTCGTCTGTTCCGCCACTTGTAATACCAATCGACAAATCGAAATATCTTCATGAGTCAGATGCCACCTGTCCATTATCAGTTTCCAAAGAAGCATCAGTTCCTCTATTCAAAATTTGTCGTATCTCCGCCATATACTTCGCAACCGCTTCAGGAGATGCCTTCCGCTTTTCATTCTCTTCATACTCAAGAGACATTCTCTGCGAGCGCTCGCGTTCTCTACGGCTGGCTAGTCTATGACGCCACTCCCGATTTATGTGAGATGGGTTGATAGCCGTGTCATGATTGGAGTAATGGGCAGAAACAATTTTCTTTGCTTCTTCTAAATCAATATCAGAATCTAAAGACTGCGCCCAAGCGCGAACCTTGAGTTCATCCACTTGGATGCGTAGGTCATAGATGCCGATGTATCCAAGAAGGATTGCGATGTCAGATAGATTCATCTCTGAGTTTCTCTGCGAGTTCAATGGCTCGATGAGCAGACTGTTCATGTTTTGTCTTTACCCCCACTCCTCGTAAAACTAAATCCATCTGTCTCATAGTCGGAACTGTTCCGATGTAATCAAGTGCTTGTTCAATCTGCTCTTTGGAATACCCTCGAGTTTCTGCCGCTTTACATATCTGAAGAAGTGAGTGCCAAGCGCCTTTTCCTAAAGGCTTGACTCTTTGTTTTTCCCACCATTGTTTAGCAACTTGTTCCCAATCGGCGACGACTGCGATAGCAGTCTCGTCGCTCTTTGTTGTAGATAGGACGGATGTATAGGACGGATGGTACGGAGTGGAGTTGGGGAGTGAGGGCATCAGAGTTGGGGAGTTGTCCCCCTCCAAGTTGGGGAGTTCTACCTCTCCTAAACTTTGTTCCTCCCCAACTGAGTTGGGTAGTTTCTTCCAAATCAACTGGTATACCGTGGCGTTGCCTCGAGAGTTTCCCTTGGTGATTATCTTCAAGTGACCGTCGGCAATCATCTCGTTGATGACCTTTCGGACATACTCGATAGAGCAACGACCCTTGGAAGCAAGGTTTGACTGAGAAGCAAAGAAGCGTCCATCATCATGAGATATATCGGCAAGCGCAAGATGAATCAAAAGTTTGGTGCCATCATAAGGAGAGTCGCTCAAAACTTTTGTTATCCATCGTATGCTCACAAATTACCTCCGCAATGAGGGCAACATTTCTTTCGCCCTTGAATTTCAACTACTCGACCATTGATACATCTCAAATCAACATAGACTTTACAGCCCTTGCGAGTCTCTTTGAGTCGCGCAATGCGTCCCGCTTTATGGAGGACGGACAATACACCCGAAGCAGTTCCGTGATGAAGTCCAGTAATCTCAGAAAATTCTTTCCAAGTAATTCCTGTGACCTGTCTTTGACCGAGCAGGTTCAAGGCTTGCGCCTGACGCAAGGCAGTCTTTCCTGACCTGTCTGCGTCGAGCGCTCGCCCCTTACTTGTATCTGTTCCGCTATGCCCTGAAGTTCCGTTATACGGTAACTCGGGTTGTATCTGTTGTATCGACATTGGCATCCTCTTCCAATTTCGGTGGGTTCAACTTGGTCTGTTGTTCTTTGAATTTAGCGCGGAATTGTTCAAGCAACTCGGGATTGAACTTATCCTTGTTCGCTGTGATGTACTGCCCGATTGAAGCAAGTGAATCCAAATCAGTCGCTTGATGAATCTTGGTAAGAATTGCGCTAGGCGCTAAGACATCATCAGCGGAGGAACGCTCATAGGATTGTGCGTCAGGGTCGGGTTCATCTGTTGGTAGGCAAAGTGCTTGGAGCAATGCGGTTCTAAATGCGACTGACATTGCTTTGGCTGTCGCTTTATCACCTGAGTCCATTGCTTCACCAACAACTGTTGTTTTGATAGCGTCACCGTTAGAACCGATGAATGTATAAGTAACTCGGACTTTGACATGACCCATCGCTGTTCGATTACGACCAATCTCAACTGTGTCATACGAATAGTCCTCAACTGTCGGTACAACAATGACTCCAAACTTTTGTAGTTGTGGAGATACTGCGTTTACTACTGAATCAATTCCACGGAAATTGAATCCTTGGGCTTGATTGCGGTCTTTCTTTGCGATGCCACCAACTGCCTTCATGACTTCATTGAGGGCTTGCGCGATTGATAATGCTTTGGTTTCCATAGTTCCTCTCTCTACTCTGCGATTACGAATGAGACTGATACCTCGGCAGGTACAACCTTGACCGATGGCACAATTTCACCTTGGGTTGATATTACCTTATCAGCATCTTGATTCAAAGCACCTAGGGCTTTTTTATCAATTTCTTTTTTGATTCGAACTAATTCAGGTGCGCTGGTCTCAGCCCATGCGATGAACTGTTCTTCGTTCTCAATATCGAACTTGACGCGACCTGCGGTGGTCTTGATGGTGCCGTGGGGCAGAACTACCGATTTACGCCCCTCAGAGCGTTGTAGGAGCGCGTATGGCTTTAGGTTAGCCTCAAACCATTCAGCATCTCTCTCAAGGGCTGTATTGACCTTCTCAAGCCATTCTGTGACTCTCTGAATTTCCTTATCGAAGATGGCTTTGTTATCGGCTTGCTTGCGTCGGATAGAGGCAAGTTTTCTCATAGCCCAATCTGCTTTTGAATCATCATCTACGATGAATGGCTCACGGGCTGGTTCTTCGATGATTTCAAAATCATCAACTGGTACTGCGTTTGTTGCGTTGTCCATGTGGACTCCTCTCGTTATGGGAGAGGGTACTAAACGGGGGTTTAGATTGTCAAGCCCTACAACCCGATGATTTGTCCAACATACATGGAGGCACCGACAACTGTGGCAATGAAGAGCGCTCCGACGGTACGAATGACCCACTCGGAGCGACTCTCCATCTTTTCAAGACGGTCTGTTATGTGTTCCATTGCCTGAGAGATTCTTTCCGTATCTGAGTCATAGACATCTTTGCGAAGATAGGTCTGACTCACATTTAGGTTCATCTGCTTGACTTCCATTGTGAGGTCGTCAAGCCGACGCATAACTTCTCCTAAAGTTGGTTGAATCTCTTCTGCCATTATTTTTTCGCTTTCGCCTTTGCCTCGTCAGCCGATTTAGCAACTGGTTCAGATGATGGATATGCTGGACGAGCAACTCCCATGATGAGTTTGTAGGCTCTCTTCTTGAGGAAAGCGCCATCTCCATTGGATTGACTTCCTGCGTTGTCACCGCTGGTATTTCCCTCATAGACCCAAAGAGTTCCCTTCCCGTCATTCTTCAAAACAATGCCAACATGGTCAGCCATGGCATCATCGTCGAACTGGAAGAACGCAATGTCTCCAGCCTTTGCCTGACCGACTGGAACAATCTGACCCTTCTTTGCGAACCACTTCAATCCAACATCACAAGAAGCAAAACCTTTTTTAGTCTGCGCCGCGATGAGGTTAGAGAGTCCTGCTTCTTTGAAGCACCAAGAAACATACATAGCGCACCAAGGTTGATTATTCATTCCAAACCATTTTCCGAACTTGGTGTCGTTATTGGCACCTTCGCGGAACTTGGCATCTACCTCGGCTTTAGCCGCTTCAAGAACTTTTTCGATTGTCATTATGCCTTTTTCTTGACCGAAGCCTTCTTAGTTGGAGCAGTAATCTTTTTTGTAACTGAGGCGGTAATCGCATCTGCTACCTTGCCAAAAGCAGGGTCGTTTGGATTTGCCGCTCTGAGTGCGACTGGAAGAACGGCTGAAACGCCCGCCGCTAAAATTGCCTTGAGTGAATCTGTATCGAGAGCGAAGATGTCTCCGCCTGTAATCATAAACGCTGTTGTAACTGCCGCTAGGAATGACCGTCCATACGAAGCGAGCATTGCTTTTTGTTTGTTATTCATTTCATCTCCTAAGAGTAGGTGGGTAAATTCTAACCTATGGTTTCATGAACCAAGGTAGATAAGGCTCATCTTTGGATTATGGTCACCTGTGTTCATGATGTCCAAGTCACTTCCGCTGTTTTGCCATACGCGTAACTCTACATAGTCTCCTTTAGTTAGGGAAACTGCGTGACAGGTTACCGTGCTATGTGTATCGACTGAGTTAGATACAGGATTGAAGTCAGAGCGAGCCAACTCAACTGAATTGTTTTTCAAGATATTGATAGCGCGGTGTCCTGAAGCCGATGCTTCAAAAGCAACATTACCTGTGATGATATAGCGACCAGTTAGCGGGGCTGTAAGCCGAGTTGGGTTGGGACTCAAATCCCAACAATTCCATCCATCTGAATCAACAACATCAAACACAACTTTAGTCTGTGTTGCGGTGGAGATTGTTTGAGCAGTTGAACGAGAAGCGGTTGGAGCCAAAGTTCTATCAGC